TCATGCTCGCGCCTGACGCCAGGCCCGCCCGAGCCGTATGGCCGTCACGCACGGCGCACCGACTCGGCATGCCGCGCAGGCGGTCGTGTGCCCGATCCAGGCGAGGTAGGCCGCTTCGCCGACCGGCTCTTTCGGTTTCGTCTTCTGTGCCGTCATGCCCGGTCCTTTCGGCAGGTGGGGCAGCAGCGGGGGTACCAGCGCACCGTGGGTCCGAACTCGGGGAGCGGGCGCGCCCCGAGATCATGGGCGGTGATGTTGGTCAGCGGCTTGGCGCACCAGACGCACGCCGCGCCGCGCTGCTGCGCGTCCGACAGCGTGGCGGGATCCGGTACAGGTAACGCAGTCGTCATGGGCGTCTCCCCGCGTTCGCGGCCGGTGGGTACGGCTGACCGTAGGGGCGGCCGTGGCCGCGCGGGGGCGAGTTTCTACGCGTTTCTACGCGAGCACGGAGACCGCCTGCGCAATCAGCCGCAAAGCTGCAGGCCCGTGCGCCGCGCCCGCGCTCAGCTCCTCGTGAGCGGCGAGGTACTGGCCGACCTCGGACGGCGTCGTGATGGTGACCGCCGCGGTCAGCAGCTCCACCGCCACCTGCTCGCCGTCGAAGATGGTGAACGTCTCCAGCGGCCACATCGGCCCGTCGGTCGCGGGGACGATGCCGAGCGTCACCGAGGGCAGGGTCGCCACCTGGAGCAGGTAGCCGAGTTGCTCGGCCATGACGTCGGGGCCGCCGATCTGCCGCCGGAGGGCGCCCTCCTCAATGAGGACGAGGAACTGCCGGCCAGAGCGGCGGATGATCTGCGAGCGGTCGAGGCGGGCTTCGGCGGCGGCGGCCGAGTCGTCCGGTGTTCCGCTGAACCGGGCGATCCTCGACAGGAGTTCGGTCGCGTAGGCCCTGGTCTGGAGCATGCCGGGGATGACGTTGGAGCAGTACACCCGCATCGTCTTCGTCCGCTCGTACAGCGGGCGTCGGGCCTGCTGCACCCCGCGCAGGCCTGCGCGCTGGACGCGCCGCCACTCGGTGTACATCTGCTGCGCCTGGCGGGCGGCGACGATCAGGTCTGCGGCCTCGTCGTCGGCGTCGCAGGCGTGGCACCAGGCGCGGATGTCCTCGTCGCTGGGGTGCGACCGGCCGCTCTGGATACGGCTCACCTTGGACCCTTGCCACGCGAGGCGTTCGGCGAGTTGCTGCCCCGTCAGGCCCGCGTCCTGGCGGAGGGCACGCAGGCGTACCGCGATGCGGTCGCGCGCCTCCTGGACGCGGGCTGACGGAGAAGCGGCCATCAGGTGATCGTGAGCTCCTCGTGCCGCACGGCCCGCTCCCACACCGCGCGGAACGCGGCGTCGGTCTGCGCGGCGATGTCGGCGCGGTCGTCCAGCACGTCGTGCAGGTGCATGCCGTCACCGGAGAAGTGGTGCCAGCGAATCAGCCGCCCGTCGAACAACCAGAAGTCGTGCGCCGGGAGGAGTAGCCCGACCGCCTGGTCCCGGGGGAGCCAGCGCACTTCCTCGCCTGCCGCCAGGTTGCGCGGGGTGCAGGCGTGCTCGAACCGGATGTACTCCGTCGCCGGGGTGCTGATGACCCGGGCGCGCCGCACAGAGACGCCCCGGGCGGACGCTGCGGCAACGGCGTCGTGGAACGGGCCCCACCACACTGACCGGTCGCTCAGGCCGGCCAGCTCGCTCGCCCGCCACGCTTTCAGGTCCTGGTCCTCTTCGTCGACCGCGTAGACGTCGCGGGTCTCCAGGTGCACGGCCGACGTCGTGCACTGAGCCAGCAGCTCAGCGAACGGCGGTACGGTCTGCGGCATCGAGCGCCTCTCTCAGTACGTCGGCCATGCGGGCGGGGATACGGACCACGCTCTCGCCGGGCGGGATCGGGCCGGCCTGGAGGCACCGCGCACGCAGCGCCTCGTCCGCGTCCCAGCCCTGAACGACGAACTCGCCCCGCTCGTCGTCGAACCACACGGTGGGGCAGTGGTCGCCGTTCGTCTCCGGGTCCTTCGCGATGAAATGTAAGGTCACGGCTGTCTCCGTCCGCTCAGGATTGCGTGAGTTTCTACACCAGTGCTCACCCCATGCTGCCGCTGCGGGGCTGGAGGCTGGGCCGGAACGCAGAAATGCGCCCCCGCCGCCGGCCGTAGCCGGGGCAGGGGCGCATTCATGTGCGGCGCCGGTCAGGCGCGAGCGCGGCCATCGTCGGGGACGTCGCCGGGTCCGGGGCATTGGGTGCGGAGTCGCGCCGGCACACCAGCGCGTCCGGGTCGCCGAGCGGGGGCTGGAGGCTGTAGCCGCTCGGGCAGGTCTGTCCGTCCTTGCCGTCCCGGCCGGCCGCCCCGTCCTTCCCCGCAGGGCCAGCCGGACCCGCAGGCCCTGGCTCACCAGCAGGACCGGCCGGGCCAGCGGGACCGGGCGGGCCGGCCACACCGTCGGCCCCCGACGAACCGTCCGCACCTGCCTGCCCGTCTGCACCCGACGGGCCCGGCACCGGGGTTGCGTCGGCCCCGGTCGGGCCGCGGTCACCCCGCTCGCCCTTCGGACCGGGCGGCCCCGGAATCGGCACCGGCACCTCCGCCCGCGCGGGCAGATCCTCTACCGCGTCGCCGGGGTCCGGCGCCGCTGGTGTCCCGCCACGGGCCTGGACCTGTGCGCGCAGCGTCCGCACGTCGGTGGCCAGGGTGCTGACCGCGGTGCCCCGCCGGTCGGCCTCGGTCGCCAGCTGGTCCGCACGGTCCTGTGCCCGACCGATCAGGAGGAAGGCCAGGGCCAGGCCGCCGCCGAGGCCGAGGAGCACGGCGGCCAGCCACAGTCCGCGGCGCCGCCGGTACAGCAGTCGTTCGGTGCGCGTCATGGCGTGCCTCCCAGCTGCGTCACCAGCAGCCGCAGCCGCGCAACCTCCAACTCCAGCGTGGCCACCCGCTGCTCAGCCACGGCCTGGTCTGTCTCCGCCTTGTCGCGCTCAGCCGTCAGGCGCGCGGTGAGGCTGTCGTATCCCGCCAACGCTCCACCCTCCCGGGCCGCCCTGGTCGCACCACGGGAGCCGTAGGCGGCCGCTGCCGCAGCCACCGGCGAGGCCAGCAGTGCACCCAGCGCCGTCAGCATGGCAGCGTCCATACGTACTCCCGTGGTGCGCAGTGGGCAGGTCAGGCACCTGTCGGGCGCGAGGCCGGGTCCGACGAGGCGGGCAGCGTGGACGCGGTGCCCTTCCGGCCCAGGCGCCCCGCCATCCAGCCCTTCGCCGAGGACAGGGCCAGGGCCACCGGGGCCGCCCACCACACGGGCACGTCGGCCAGCTCGACGACGGCCAGGCCGAGCGCGGCCTGCGCCCCCGTCCACGCCGCACGCTCGCCGAGGTCCAGCAGCAGTTTCCTGTTCATGAATCAGGCCTCCGGGGTGGTGTTGACGTTGACGTCGATGACGGCGCTCTCGATCGCCCTCTCGACCGCGGCGACCACGGCCGCAGTGTCGACGCCCTTGCCGACGAGCCCGGCGAGGGCCTTGATCGCGGCGGTCTGCGCGGCCTGCGAGACGGTGAGCGCCCGGACCCGCACCTGCACGTCCTTGAGGATGCTCTGCGGCTGCCAGGTCGGGTTCGTCTTGTGGTCCGCCGCGTCGGCCGGACCGGCGATAGCGTCGGTCTTCCACACCGCGTTAAAGATGTCGGTCTTCGTGATCCCCGCCATGGGGTCCTCCTCGGTGGTCTCTCCGGCCACGAGCCGCTTGGCCCGGGCCACGATCTCGGGAAGCTGCGCCACGATCCGGGCCCCGGGGCACGAGGTGTGCCCGCCCCACCCGGCCCCGCCCATCGCGTGGTAGCCGAGGCCGCGGTCATCGGGCCCGGTCGCCAGTCGCAGCGGCACGTCGTACTTCTCGTGCGCCCACGCCAGCACCTGCGCGTTTCGGTCCAGCTGGGCATCGGTCAGCGCGTCGCCGCCTTGCCCCTCGTTCTCTACGGACAGCCAGGTGCGGTTGCCAGCAGACTGGGCCCACGCCCGGTCCGCGGTGTCCACCCACTGGCGCAGAGCACCCGCCTTGCCCGTACCGAAGTGGCTCGACGCCTGCGCGGCGGCGTTGTTGAACCACGCCTGCGAGCCCTCCAGCGTCCCGGCCATGATGTGGACGACGACGCCGCGGACGGAGTCCTGGCCGCCCTGAGTGAAGTTGCGAACGGGGCGCCACTCGGCACCCGGCATGCGGGCCATCAGACGAGCTCCGGCCAGTGCCACGTGCCGCAGCTCGCGGCCGCGTCCTGGACCACGTAGGGGTTGAAAACCGCCCCCTCCGGGTTCAGGATCGCCAGGCCCGCGTACTGGCTGGTTGCGTCGTTGGGGGCCGCGTCCGTCGTCGTGATGATCGCGGCACGGCACTGCGAGGTGCACGCCCCGCCAGGGGTGCCGCGGCTCACGTAGTGGACGATCCGGCCGACGGCCGGCTGTTGCTCTTCAGGCATGAGCCCTCCAGACATGACGAAGCCCCGGGCCGGATGGCGCGGGGCAGGTGGTGGGGCGGGAGTTAGAACCGGGCGGACCATCCGAACTGCTGGTTCGAGATCGCGGTCGACCGGAAAGCGCGCAGGGTGAAGCCGGTGGCGCTGACCCCGGATGCACCCCACATCAGCGTGGTGGACCCGCCGACGGCGGGGATCGAGCTCTGCGGGGTGACCTGCACGACGGTGGGTGCGGACGGGTAGGGCAGCGGGAATGTGACGCTCACCTCCACCCACTGCCCGGCGGTGCCTGAGGTCCAGGTGACCAGGGCGATGCCGGACTGGTCATCCCGGGCGGCGAGGCGTTCGGCGGTGATCCGCATGCCGGCCAGCCACTTCGTAGCCGGAACACCCATGGGTCCTCCTTACAGGGCCGCGAGGGTCGGGTACGTGAGACGCACGTCCGCCCCGGCCGGCTGGTTCTTGACGATGCCGTTGACGGACCGGGTCACGGTCATCTGCTGCGGGCCGCAGTACAGGTTGTCGACTTGCAGGGTGAGGGGCGCGTTGCTGACGCTGGCGCCGAGCAGGGAACGGACACCGACCGAGGCCGCGCCGGTCAACGCCGTGTCGGTGGTGACGATCTGCCAGTCCGGTTCGGTCCCGGACCGTAGCCAGACCTTGCCGCTGATGGTGCTGCCGGTCATGGCCAGACGCACCGTGTACCAGGCGCCGGCCGTGTAGGTCAGCCCGGTTGTGTACGCCGATCCGATCTGTGATTCCGACCCGTCGCGGCGGCGCAGCGTCAGGAACATGCCGCCACCGGCGACGATCTGCACCCGGGCCATGTACATGTGCGTCGAGTCCGCGTACCGGATCACGGGGAACACGTAGGCGGAGTCGCCGACCGGGACGGCGGACAGGGAGAAGTCGACGCGCAGGTCGACGTCTGGTGTGGTCACCGGCACCAGCGTGGCGAGGAACGTGTTGATGGGCAGGATGTGGCGGCCGGTGCCCCCGGTCACCGCATAGGCGGAGGCGCTGCCCCCGTCCGTTGTCCACGCCTGCCCGGAGTCCGCAGTGCCCCAGCCGTTGGCCACGGTCCGCCCGAAGCGGTCCTCGGCAACGCCGGTGATCCCCGCGACGGTGACCTGCTCGCCGTCCACGGTCACGTCGAACGGGAACTCGCCCGGGTACGTGGCGCTGTCGATCCACACGGGGCCGGCCGTCGTCACCACCGGCAGTGCGGTGGCGGTTGCGGACACCGCGACGGCGAGCCCGCATCCGGCCGTGTCCGCGCGGGACAGCACCGGATCCTCCACCACGCCGACAGACCAGGGCTCGCCGGGCACGCAGGTGTAGGTGATCGTCCACGCGGATGCGCCCACTTCCTCCTCGTAGCCGGTCACGATCAGGTCCACGTCGCCCGAACGCTGGTCGGCGGGCAGGTGCTGGAGGCGGATCAGGTCTCCGACGTCGACGGCCAACGCCTGGTCCGCCTTGGCGTAGGCGCGCGGGTTGCCCAGGTTGACCGTGATCTTGGTGTAGCGCAGCCCGTCGAACGTGCCGACGTGCATGCGCCACCACGCCTGCTGCGTCGCCTGGTCGTCGGCGGCGAGCGACAGTTCCGTGGTGACGTCGTACCGGCCGATCGCGTCGACCGACAGCGGCCCGTCCGTGCGCACCGCCGGAGCCGAGCTCGCGCCGCCCTTCCGTCGCACGGTGACGTCGTTCTCGGTCAGCTTGTCGTCGTCGATCGGCGCGAACGGGGCCGAGATCTCGCCGTTCGCGAAGTCGAGTTCGAGCGTCGGGATCTGGTTGTAGAGGGTGTGGCGGGTTCGGTAGGTGAGCGCCAGGGCGTCGCGCTGCTCCAGCATGACGCCGAGGTCGGCGGCCGCGATCGTGTCGAGTGCCTCCAGGAAGCGCTGCGGCTCCTGGACGCCGAGCGGCTCCGACTCGTCGGCCCGACCGGCCAGCGCCAGCGGCACGCCGTTCTCCGCGGAGAGGCGCAGCGCGCGGGCCCCCGCGGTCTCTCCGGGGAAGCCGCCCAGGGCCTCGATCACGTCTGCCGGGGACGGGGCGGACGCGTTCCAGCACGTGAGGTAGCCGATCGCCGCCGTGTTCCCGAACCCCCAGGCGTAGGAGACCTCGCGCAGCCGTCTCCCGACGCCGGATACGGATGATCCCGTGATGAGCACGCCGTCGACGTACAGGTACCACGATGTGGTGCTGCTCCCGGGCACGGTCCGCAGGCGCACATGGTGCGTGCCGCCGTCGAACAGGCTCGGCAGACTGAAAGAGGTCAGCGTCGTGCTCGATGAGGAGTCGGAGGTGTAGACGTCCCGTACCAGCTGGAGCGTGGTCGTGGTGCTGAGGAGCAGCATGTTCCACACGGTCCGGGGGGACGCGTCGGACCCGGCCCCGGCGTCCCGGATGCTGGGGAAATGGGCGGTGATGGTGCCGCTGATGATGACGTCGACCGACCACGCGGCCGTTCCGGTGGGCTGCGGCTGGGCGAGGATCTGCCCCGTGGCCTCCTCGTCGGTCAGGAGCACCGGTTCCACCCACGACGCCAGTTCGCCCTTGCCCCAGTGGGGCGGCACGTCGCCGACGAACGCGGCGGGCGGACCGCCGAGGAGCGACGCGCCCTGTGTGGCCTGCTCCCCGTCGGTGAGCGGCCAGCACTCCAGCGGCGCGTTGCCGATGATGAACCGGCGCAGCGCGGAGTCGAGCGGCCGGTTACCGGCGCCCAGGCGGCGCATGATCCCGGCCGGCGCGATCTGCACAGTGCGGTCCTGGCCGGACAGGTCCCGCGACGGCGGCCATGCCGGGATCTCGCCGACCATCCGGGTGTGGCGGCGGCCCAGGGCTGCGCCACCGGCGAGAGCCCAGACCAGCCCCGTGCCGTCCGTCATCGTGCTGGCCCCGGCGATGCCCTGGTCCTCCGGCCGGACGTCGACGCGCAGAGCCCCGCCGATCCCGGCGTAGACCTGCATCCCGTACACCCTGCCAACGAGGCGCCCCACCGGATCGCCCTCGGGCGTAGTGGCGATGGCGACCGGGTTACCGATGTACAGGGGCGCGGTCGCGTTGTAGATCGACGCCGTCCCGGCCTGCACCACGGGGTTGCCGAGTTGCACCCAGCCGCCGTCACCGGACGCCGTGTAGAACACCACGGTGCGGCCCGACGCCCCGTTGTCGACGTCGAGGGTGGCGCGCAGCCGGAGCCGGTGACCGCCGGGCACGGGCACGGTGGACACCGCGTATGTGCCGGCCGACAGCCCGGTCGCCGACCAGTTGAGGAGCAGTCGGCCGGCAGGGGTGAGCATCAGCGAGAACGCCAGGTTGCCGGGGGCGTACCGGTTGACGAGCATCTGCCCGCTCGTCCACGTGGTCGGGGCAACGTCGATGCGGACGTCAAGGTCGCCGGTGACATCGAGCGCGGCGGCGTCCGGGGTGGACAGGGTGTAGGCGCTGGTGGGCAGGTCCAGGCGCAGGTCACCCGCGTCCACGCCGAACCGCCAAGGGGTGTTCCTGCCGATCTTCCCGTAGAGGCTGGAGAGCGGGTTGCGGGGGGAGTAGGCCCCGGACCGGTTGTCGAGGGTGCAGCTGGCGGCGGTGGGGTCCTGGCGGGCCCCGAGCCCGGTCACACCCCGGGTGATCCGGACCGAGGCCCCCTCCCGCATGTCGCCGCTGATGTCGTGCCACGCCCCGTCGTAGTACAGCTCGGTGGTGCGCGGCGGCGGCAAGGACGGCATGGGCTACTCTGCGAGTCGGACGACGTCGCCGCCCGCGCGGGTACGGACGACGTCCTTGAAGAACTCCACGAATGCGCTGTCAGCGCCGACGACGTCGAGGACGATGCGCTGCTCGCGCGGCTGCCCGCCCGTGTCCCGGACGGCGCCCGCGACGGAGCGGAGCATGCCGTCGAGCTTGGACAGTGGCATGACCGCCTCGTCCTCGCGGCCCTCGCCGATCATCGCGAGCGTGGGCCCGGTGGTGACACCACCCTCGGCGAGGTACGGGATGTCCGGGGTGTCGAGTCGGACGGTGGGGATGTCCACGCCCATGAAGGACCCGCCGCCGAGCGTGAAGCTGAGCCCATTCCACATGCCGATCAGCGAGTTGACCGCCGATTTGAAGCCGGACGTGATCGAGTTCCACATCCCCTTGGCCGCCGTCGCGATCCGGCCCGGCAGGCCGGCCACCCAGCCGACCATGTCGTCCAGCCAGCCCTTGACCCGCCCCGGGACTGCGGCGAGCCACCCGATGGCGTCGATCTGAGCCGTGATCGCCGTCTCGATGATGCCGGTGACGAAGTCGAAGGCGGTCTGGGCCTTTTCAGTGATCCAGCCCCACGCGTCACCGAGCTTGGTGGTGATCCAGTCCCAGGCGTCGCTGAGCGCCCCGGTGACGGCGTCCCACGTCTCGGAGCTCTTCTGCGTGATCCAGTCCCACGCCTCGCCGAGCTTGCCCGTGATCCAGTCCCAGACCTCGCCGGTCTTCGCCGCGATCTCGTCCCAGTAGACGACTATCAGCACGATCACGGCGACCAGGGCCATGATCCCGGCAATGATCCACGTGCCCGGCCACGCCCAGAGCGCCGCGTTCCACGCCCACTGCGCGACGACCGCAACGCCGATCGCGACGGCCAGCCCGAGCAGCACCGGCGCGACAATCTTGATCAGCCCCTGGTGGTCCTTCAGGAAGTCTCCGAAGACCTTCAGCGCGGGCGCCAGTTGCTCGCCGATCGTGGCGGTCAGGGTCCGCATGATCGATTCCCACGCCTGCGCGGGAGAGGTGGCCATGGAGTCGTTGGCCGCCTTGGCTGCGCCCTCCACATCGTCCATGCCCGAGGACGCGGCGGCGGTCGCCGGGTCCATCGCCCACAGCGCGTCCGCGCCCTCGCCTGCCATGTCGCCGAACAGCTCCACGGCCAAGGCGCTCTGCTTGGCCGGGTCCTTCACCCCGCGCAACGCGGCCAGCGTCTCCGTGAGCGCCTGTTTCGCTGGCTCGCCGCCCTTGTGAATCTTGGCCAGCATGTCCTTGGCGTTCAGGCCCAGGCCCTTGAACGCGTCGGAAGCCTTGCCCGTCTCCTCCGACGTGATGCGCGCGAACTCGTGCAGCACGTCACCGGCCTGGTCAATGTCCCGGCCGCCAGCCTCGATGTACTGCGCCATCATCCCGTAGGCGTCCTGGGCGGTGAGTCCGACCCTGCTCCAGGTCTTGCCGTACTCGTTGACGGCGGCGGTGATGTCCTCGCGCATGGACTTGGGCAGCTTCTGCGCGGCGGCGGTGAGGATGTCGAACGCCTCTTCGCCGTCCTTCGCGAGGCCGGATTTGATCATCTGCCCGGCGGCGGCCGCCGAGTCGGCCACGTCCATGTCGAACGTGTCGGCCAGCATCAGTGCGCTGGTCGTCATCGAGGACAGCTCGTCGTCGGTGACCTTCGACATGCCGCCCATGGACGACACGACAGCCTCGATCGACTCGTTGACCCCGTCGATCGACTCGCCGAACCCGGCGCTGTAGACGTCGCCCGCGACCGTACCCGCGCGCTTCGCCTCCTCCTCGTTCAGCCCCAACTGCCGGGCCAGCTTGGCGTTCGCCGCCGACGCGTCCATGGCGTTGGACAGGCCGGCCGCGAACAGGCCCCCCACCGCGGCACCGGCCGCCGCACCCTTGATCCCGCCGAGGCTGGATTCGACGTCGTCGGCCGCCCCGGCAGCCCCACTGGTCAGATCCTCGGTGTCGATGCCGACCGAAACGAGCAGCTCCTCAAGCGTCACCGCGACCCCCTCTCGCATCGCGGCCGCGCAGCCGCCGGTTCAGCGACGTAACGGTGGTGAGCATCTGCTGCCAGTCGCCGCCCCGCGCGGGGGCGCCCTGGTCCCACGTCGGCATGAAGTCCCCGGGTTCCTTCGCCCGCTGGCCCTTACCGCGGGCCGTGTTCGCCACGGTCGCCGTGAGGGACGCGAGCAGGACATCCATACGCTCAGGCCCGAGGGGGCCGCTGATCTGCTCGTAGGCCGCCCACTCGGTGAGCTCTGCCGAGGACATGTCCGCGAGCATGTGGCGCACCGAGCGGGCGCCGAGGTGGGCCGCTAGTCGGAAGTAGAACCGGCGCTCGGGCCGGCTTCGGAGTTTCCCGCCGCGTCCTCGGTGGCCTTCTCATCGAGCCCGGACAGCCTCTTGGCGATGGCGGCGAGACGGTCCAGGACGGCGCCGTTCTTCCGCCCGAGCTCGGCCACCTCCTTGTCGGTGTAGAGGCGCTCGAAGTCCTCGCCGACCAGGCACTTGCCGACGAGCTTGGCGAGCTGGTCCGTGAGGTTGACCCGCTGCGGCTTCCCGTTCGTCCCGATCACGACCAGGGACGACTGGTACGCGTTGCGCTCCGTGCCGGACATGCCGAGGATGCGCACCTCGCCGCCCCACTCCGGGACGGGGACGTCCTCCCACTGGCGGTCGTCCGCGGCGGCGATCTGGTCCTTGCTGAGCAGTCCCATGGGTGGTTCCGTTCTAGGCGATGGTGGGCTTGCCGCTGACCTTGAAGGTCAGCGAGGCGGACAGCTTGTTGTCGTAGGGCGCCGACTTGGAGAGGCCCGTCATCACGGCCGCGAAGCTGAACGTGGTGGCGTCCGTGTCGGGGAAGACGATCTGGTAGTTCCGCGGATCCTTGTCCTCGAGGTCCGCCTCCAGGACGTCGTGGACGGCGGGGTCGTAGTTGACGTCGGCCGTCACCTCGCCCGGGTCGATGAGCCCGCCGACGAACTCCATGTACTGGTCCGGCGAGTCGTGGGCGGTGACGTCGATCGTGTTCCGGGACCGGCCCCCGTCCTCGATGCCGGTGATGTTCGCGATGGCAGTGAAGACCTCAGGGGTCTCGCCGTCACCGCGCTTGAGAATGGTTCCGAATCCGTCGATACCGGCCATGGCCGTTGCCTCCTTGGGCATGCAGAAGGCCCCGGCCATGGCGGCGCGGGGCAGGGTGTTGGGCTGGGTTACGGCTGCTCGGTGACGACCCGGTACCGCAGGACCAGATGCCGGATGTTCCCGGGCGGCTCGGGGTCCGTCAGCGTCTGGGAGAACTCGAACCGGGTAGCGACGTGGTCCAAGCCGGGCACGGTAAGCGGCTGGTGATCGAGCAGGGCGGTGATGCGGGCCCCGATCCTCAGGGCCTGCGCGTAGCCGCGGTACTGCGACCACACGTGCAAGGTGACCACGGTCTGCCGACCGAAGGTGGCGAGCCGGTTATCCGGCGTCTCGATCGCGTCGCCGGTCACGACGAACGGGTACTCGCACTCCTCGGGCACGTAGTCGTACAGGCCCTTGACCATGCCCATGAACACGGCGTCGCCGCGCAGTCGGGCGTCGATGGCGCCCTGCACCGGCAGCATCGGCGCGGGAGGGATTGTCACGATGGCGTCGCCCTCCTGATCTCGTCCCGGATGCGCGCGGCGATGTGCGGGCGCTCGCGCTCCAGGGCGGGCAGCAGCGTCGGGTTCGCGGGCACGCGCCGGGTCCCGAGCTCCTGCGCCTTGGCGTAGTCGTCGTCGTCCTGCCACCAGCCGATCTCGGCCCGCAGCTTGTTGTTGTGGAACCTCGCCTTGACGTCGCGCTTCAGGTTCCCGGTGTCGACGCGGACGTTGTGCTGGACGTCGTTCACGATCGTCCCGGCGATCTCACGCAGGGCCCGGAAGCACGCCGCCCGGTACGCGGGCCCGAGTTCCTCCAGCCGGTCGCGCAGTTCGTCGAGCCCCTGGACGTTGACCTGGAGCCCGCTCTGCCGGGTCGTGGGACGCCGGGACCGCCGCCGCCTCGCCACGGCCTACCGCCGCCCGGCGCGGCGGATGGCGACGGCCTCGGCGGCGATGGCGAGCAGGGCCCACGCGCACGCGCTCAGGGGCGCCTGGTCGCGCAGGGCGTCCTCGGCGTTCTGCCGGCACTCCAGCGAGTCGGCCGGGGTCGGGCGCCGCTGCTCGGGTACGGGATCGGACATGGTCAGCCGCCCTCCTTCTGGATCAGCTGGCACGGGGCCTTGGAGTAGACCGGGGTGGAAGGCTGGACCGTGGCCAGAACCCGGAACGCCTGGGCCTGGCCGAGACGGTCCGTGCCCCGCAGTTCATCGCCGCGCCGCACATCGGCGGACGGCAGGAGGAACACGGTGTGGTCGTGCTCGCTGCCGGCCTGTTGGGCGAGCAGGCGGTCGGCGTTGCTGGGTTGGTCGACCTTCGCCCGGACGGTGCCGGGCTGCTGGACCATCGTGGTCTCCTGCCCGCCGTACCCGTCCGGGACGGTGGTCGGTCGCCACACCTCCAGGCGCCGGTTCAGGAACCGGCCCGGCCCCCTCACCGCGACCGGACCAGCCCGGCCCCGCCGCCGAACCGCGCGGCCAGGCGCTCGCGCAGGTACGCGGGCAGCTCCATGTCCGTGGCCAGGCCGTCCCCGCCGTAGGTGACCGCGTAGTCGCCGATGCGCTCGGACGTGACGACCTGAGTCCCGAGGCTGGCCCCGCCGTCCTCGGCCCGGTACGAGGCCATGGCCCCGGCGACCAGGCGGCCGACGAGGTCGACGATGTCGGCTGGCACCTCGGGCAGGCCGTGGGTGTAGGTGACCTCCACCTCGGACGGAAGGATGCCCGTCCAGCCGCCGAAGCGCCACAGCCTGTCCGAGCGCAGCCGCCAGTCCGTAACCGTGGCGCCGTCGATGGCGACCGCGGCCACGGACTGGATCGGCGGACCGGGCAGTCGCAGCCGCTGGTCCGCCTCACCCTCCAGCGTCACCGTCGATGTCACCTCGGAGATCGGTGACCCGGCCGCCTCCCGGACCGCAGTCGACGCGACGGCCAGGTAGCTCGTCGCGACCTCGGTCTCATCGTCCGTGACGGTCAGCCCGAGCTTGGCGAGGTCGGCGAGTGTGGCCAGAGGATCGAGTGCCACGATGACCTCCTCGTCAGCTGGCCATGTCGATCAGGTCGGCCTTGGTGTAGTTCGCCGCGTCCTCGGCGGACAGCAGCCCGCGCGAGACGACGTAGGCGATCCACTCGGACTTCGCCGCGTTGACGGCTGGGCGCCCGGCCGTGTCGACCGGTCCGGGCTCGTCGACCGGGTCGGCGGGCGGGGTGTCCGGGGCCCGCGGCGGTGCGGGCGGCGCGCTCGCGGGCGGGCCCGCATACGGGGAGCCGTCGGCGTTCACGCGGACGAGCAGCCCCCGCTCGTAGCGGTCGGCGATGCCCTCGGGCAGCGGCAGGTCCATCGCGAAGATGGCCCCGCCCTCGCCGCGGACGTGAATGGTCTCGGCCATGTCAGGTGTTCCTCGGGACTCGGAAGGCGGTCACGGTCATGGCGGCTGACGTCTCCACGATCAGCGAGCCGTCCGGCTGGACGAACCGCCCGGACTCCACCGGGCCGATCCACTGGGTAGCGCCGTCCGCAACGGTGACAGTGAGGGGGCCCTGCCCGGACGCGATGGCGGCCGGCTGCGAACCGGCCAGGAGCGAGGCCGTGCCGGACCCGCCCGAGGCGTTCTTCAGACGGACGATGGTCAGCTCAGGGAAGGCGTTGGCGACCTGGCCCCCGTTGCCGGCGCCAGAAGTGACCGAGGTGCCGGCCGGATCGGCGAGGCCGCCGTTCGGCAACAGGTTGCTGTACGGGACTGCTGTGCGTGCCATGTCTCAGACTCCGATCACGCGGCGGTCGGGTTGATGAACGCGGCGGCCAGGTGGTCCGGGCGGACCATCTTCGCGCCGTACAGGGCGAGGCCCTTGACCGCGTCCGAGAACGAGGACTCGGGGCGGTACGCCTCGGTCTTGTTGATCTGCTCGGCGAACGTGATCGCGGCGTTCGTCCCGGCGGTGACCACCTGCGTGTCGCCGGACGGTACGGGGATGTTGTTCGACTCGTAGATGTCGAACCCGGCCGCCCGGCCGACCATCCCGTTGCGCAGGCCATCGCTGGTCCCCGACTCGTTGACCTTGATGAACCGGGAGTCCAGCAGCAGCGAGGCGTAGAACTCGGCGGACACGATCGCGTACCGGCCCGCCGTCGGAACGTTCGCCTTGGTCAGCTTGGTGCGCAGCGGCACCAGCACCTTGTCGTAGGCGTCGGTCGGCGTGGTGTACGTGTCGATCGGCGAGCCCGACTGGTTCACGAAGTTCGCCGTCTGGATCTGCGTGTACAGCCCGGCCACGTACTGGTCGACGGTGTCCGCGAGGGCGTAGGCCGCCTCGGACATCGCCTGGGGGACCAGGCCGCCCTTGGCCTGCCGGGCGTCCACGTCGTCGATGCTGAACGCCCAGTACTTCGACTGGTCGACGACGAGGGTGCGCTGCCCGGTGGTCAGCTTCTCCGGCGTGATGACGGTCGACCCGGGCACGTAGTTGCCGACGGCGGGCCGGGACACCGAGGTGATGCGGACGGTGTCGCCCGCCTCGCTGATCTCGCCCTCGTAGTCCCGGTTGACGACGGTCGGGCCCGCGTAGATGAGCGCCTTACGGACCGCGACGAGCAGTCGCGAAGACCAGATTTCGGGAACGAAGTTCCGCACGGTCATGGGGTTTCCTCCTGGTTACTTGCCGCCCATGAGGTCGTCGAGTCGGCCGTCTTCGCGGGCCTTGTCGATCGCCTCGGCGGACATGGTCTTGAGGTCTTGCCGGGTGAGCTGCTTCGGCCGGCCCGCCTTGCGCGCTGCACCGCCGTCGCCAGTGCCCTGGAACCTCTTCGCCGTTGCGGCAGCCAGGTAGGGCTTGGTCTTGATGAGCTCGTTGATCGCTTCGGTGACCTCTTCGGAGTCGAGATCACCGTTTTCGTCGACCTCGAACTGGTCGAGGTCGAGGAACTTGAGGGCGTCCGCCGGATCGGCCAGCACGCCCTTGGCGGCAACCCTCACCTCGGCACGGACGATGCGGGCGTTGGCCTTCGCGAGGGCGGCCTGCTCGGCCTCGCGGCGCGCGGTCGCAGCCTCGTCGTCGGCGGCGGCCGCGGCCAGTTGGTCTTCGAGCTCCTTGCGCTTGTTGCGCTCGGTGCGCCACTTCCCCTTCATCGACGCGAGGGCGCGCTTCCCCTTGTCGCCGAGCTCGTCGGTACCGTCCGGGTCCGGCTCCTCCCCGTCCGGCTCTTCGGCAGGCTCTTCGCCGTCGGGCTTCTCCTCGCCCTCGGCGCCGTCCTCGTCCCCCTCGCCACCGTCGGCGTACAGGGTGAACGGGTCGGCGTAGGGGTGGGCCCAGCCGGGCGCGTGCGCGCGCGTGCGGGCGTGACGGGGCAGGGTGCTGCGGATCATGGTGTCTCCCGTTGCGGGGGCGGGCCCGGGCGTTGCGCGCGGGCGGGTCAGAAGATGTACGAGTACCGGCGAAGCAGACGGATCGCGTGTTCGCGGTCGCCGGCCTGCCGGAAGATCTCTTCGGGCATCAGGCGCGGAACCTGCGACACCTGGTACCGCTGGCCGGGCACCTTCGCCAGGTTCTTCAGGCGCTTGCCCGCGATGCCCCGGGACGTGGTGCCCTCGGTGGTCGCCTGCACGGTCCGCCCGAACACGGTGGCGGTGGCCATGCCGCGGCGCGCGTTGACGACCAGACCGAGGTCGGCGCCGGCGTCCAGCGCCTTGACCGCAGCCTCGCCGAAAACCTTCTTCCGCCGGGCCTCGGACATGCCGTCGTACAGCTTCTGCGGGTCCTGGGCCTCGGGCTGGTGCTCGGCGGTGACCGGCTCCATCCCGCAGTGACAGCGCGGATGCCGTAGGAAGCCCTCGCTGTGCCCGTACTCGCGGCCGGCAAGGATGATGCACCGCGAGCACGCCCCGGACTCCACGACCCGGATGTACGAGGTGACCGCGGGCCGGGTCGTCATCGCGACCTGATCCGCGGCCCGTCCGGCGTCCGCGACAGCGGTACGGACCATGAGGTTCAGCAGGGCCTGGCCGCGCGCCATGGCGTGCGCGATCGGCATGCCCTGACCGACCAGGCGGAGCGTCGTCCACATCGGCACCTGCAACGCCTGGACGAGGGGCGTGCCGTCCCCGGTGATCCCGGCCAACGAGAGAGGGTTGAGGCGGTCGGACTCGGCCTGGCCCGGGTCGTGGCCCAGGAGCCGCAGCAGCCACGGCTCGGTGCCCTGCGCGGCGGCCAGCTGCGCCCCGGCCACAGCCGCGATGACCGGGCCGAGGGCGACCGCCCAGGAGTTTGCGAGGTTGTCCCGGTCGATGCCCCGCCACGCGCCCTGCGCCGCCCGGGCCGCGGCCAGGGCCAGGCGGATGCGGGACAGGGCGTGAGCCTTCGCGAGCGCGCCGGGCATTACGCCGCCTCCTCGGGGGCGGGCTCTTCCTCGGCCTCGCCCTGCGGTGCGGGGCCGGCGCCGCCGGTGAGCTGCCGGGTGATCTCCGAGACCGGGTCCATCTCCAGTTCCCGCTCCCGCATCGCGACCACGTCGGACACCTCGGTGGGGGTGAGCCCGTACCGCAGCGCGAGCCACTCGAACGGGAACCCGAGCTGCTTCAGCTTCAGCAGCGCGTCGGCCATCTGTGCGTGCGAGCGGGACTCGGAGTCCGCCCACAGCACCCGGCCCGAGCGCAGCAACTTCGCCTTGCCTTCCTCGCCCTTGGCCAGAGCGATCAGCCTGGCGACCTCGCGCAGGCCCTGGCCCAGCCAGAGCTTCTTCTCGTCGACCCGCTTCACGAGACCGGTCTCAGCCGCGAGCAGGGCGCCCTCGGCAAGGTTGGCCATCTTCCCAATCAGGTAGTGCTGGGGCGTGCGGGTCTGGGCTGCGAGGTGGCCAACTGCCACCTCGATGATCTCGCTGTACGCGGCCAGGTTGGCGGCCTGCCACTCAGCGATCTTGGCGTCCTTGCCGGTGATCCACGCGACGCGGTCGATCTGGAACTTGTCCAGGTCGACGGGCTGCTTACCGATGATCTCCCCGGCCGAGTTGAGCTTCGGGATCATCGGACGCTCGGCACCCATGACGACGCGCTGCGGAAAGCTGGCGTAGTCCGAGGCCGTGAACAGCTGCGCCCACAACAGATTGATGGCGTCCTGCATCGACGTCACGCCCGCGACGTCGGAGATCGGCTCGTCAACCAGCATCGGCTTGTTCGGGAGCTCCACCATCGGCACCACGCCCATGGGGTTCGGCTGCGGGTTCGGCTCGTCACCCAGTTCCCGCGGCCGCCACCGCTTCAGCTCCTCGTCGACGTCGGCCATCTGCGGGCTCTTGTCCTGCTGGGCCAGCGGCCGAGAGAACTTCCACACCTGGTGCTTCAGGTACAGGGTGGCGTAGTCCTGGTTGCCGTCCTGCCACCGCTTCAGCGCCGCCCGGCGCAGGCGCCGCGAGCCCGGCTCGTAAGCGACGATCGACTGCGAGGCGTCCTCGAACGTCACAACGGGCATGTCCGGGTCGTCGGGGTCGCCCCACACCAGAACGAAGCAGCGCGCGCTCGTGACGGAGCCGAGGAAGCCCAACTGGCTGTCAGCGTCCAGGCCGTTGACCTGCCAGACCTTCCACAGCTCCTTGTCCGCAGACGTCTCACCGTCAGCCTGGAACCCGGTAACGGTCAGCCTCTCGACCGGGCTATCGGCCACCACCTGAGTCCAGTTGTCCGAGAAGTCGCGGTAGCGCTCGCCGTGGAACTTCTGGAACTCCGCGCTCGCGAACTTCAGTCGGTGGTCCCCGCGGTAGTACGCGGTGTGCCGGTCGATCGGGCCGCGCCGCCGGATCAACTCGTTCTCCAGCAGCGCGACCAGCTGAAGGGCCTGCCCCTCCGTAGCCATCGGGCCCTCCTCATCCGCCGTAGTAGTACGACGTCTCCAGCTCGGCGAGGCCGGCCGCGATGACGTCACCCAGCGCCTCGTGCGCCAAGATGCTCGGAATGACGGCGTCGATCTTCTGCGGGTCCGACGCCTTGCGGAGCACGTAGCGGCCCATCGGGCGCGCGGCCGCGCGCGCGTTCGCAATGTGCGCCTCGGTGATCGGGCACCCGTCGTGCGTGAACGCGGCCCCGTCCGAGTTCCGCTTGATGACGTCCGTCTTCAACCGCTCGGCCGCCGAGTACATCTGCACGATCCGGCGGGTGTGCCACCGGATCACCCGCTCCTCGCCGTACAGGTCCACCCACTCGTCGACCTCGGTGTCCCAGTACGGCGGATCCGCGTACAGCCTCACGACGTCGTACCTGCGGAACAGCTGGTCCATGGCCGCGCGCACCTCCGCGCGCGGGACCTGCCCGCCGTAGTTCGCCGGGTTCCAGATCGTCGGCTCATCGTCCGGGCCGTGAAGCGGCGTGAACTGGTAGCCGTCCATGGTCTCGGCCCGGATCGCCGTCCAGTCGTCGCTGTCACTGCCGTCGAACCCGAGGACGATGCGGGTCATCGGGCGCACGCGCCGCGGCTCGGCCTTCGCCGCCCACTTCGCGCCGTCCAGCCACGACGCCGACCCGGCCACGCACCGGTTGCCGAAGAAGCGCTCGGCCTGCGCCGGGTCCTTCTCCATGATCTCGGCCGCCTCGGCCTCGATCGCGTCCAAGTCGACGTGGCTGCTGCCCGCGTAGACGATCGTGTGGATCTTCCGGCGGTCCCGCCGGTTCGCGTAGGACAGCGTCTTGGGCGCCTCCGGGTGGTACCGGAAGATGTCCCGGCGCTGCGACTCCGCTGTCGTCTGCGCAACCGACTTCTCCGACGGATCCCACCCGTTCGTCGTCTCCATCGTGCGGCCACCCATACCGGCCGCACCACGGCGCTGCGTCTCGGCTACCCGCCGGAGCTTGTTCTCCGTGGTGTACAGGCCGGTCTCATCCTGCAACGCGAAGATGATCGGGTTACCCAGACGAGAGAGGGCGGACGACGTGACGACGTCGATGCGGCCCTGCTCGCCAACGCGGGTGAACTCCTCGCCCGCCACCAGCTGCTCTGCCAGCGGGCCGCGCTTCACCATCGCCTGCAACGGGCGGTAGACGTTCGCGACCTGGTCCTCCGAGGTCGCCGTCAACTGGATCAGCGGTGTCGGCCACGGAGTGCCCATCGGCTCGCCGGGCTCGTAGTCGTACCACCACCCGCACCCGCACCCGTGCTGTGAGCACCGGTACCGCTCGCCGCCGCGCGCCCAGCCGTTGAAGACCACCGGGCCCGCGGCCTCGGCCAGGACCACGGTCGCCGACCACGGTCCCTTCCCGGTCTTCTGCGGGGCGACGACCTGCGACCGCCGGTACTGGAACGCCGGCGCGAACTGGCCGACGACGGCGGTGGGTTTCACGCGGTAGTGGTTGACCGTGCACCACAGCTGCCACGGGTACAGCTCCATGGTCTCGCCCGCACGGAACCCGTCCGGGACCGGGCAATGCGCCTCGATCCAGTCCGGGACGATCCACAGGGTGGGGAAGTCGACAACGAACTCGGCGGCGGCGTCAGGCGCCTTCGCCACTGGGCACGACCTTCAGCCGGTCCCGTGCCGACGGGCGTCGTACCGGGGCTGCGACAGCCTCGGCCTCGGCGGCCGGCTCGTCGACAGCCGGGGCGACCTTCCACCGGTTCCGGTTCATGCCCGCCACGCTCAGCCCCAGCGAATCCAGGTACGAGCGCACCATCTTCTTCACGTCCACGCGGCCGTCCGCGCGCTCGGCCTCGGCCAGCGTCCGCACGAACAGCGCCACCTCCAGCTCCTGGCCCATGGCCTCCCACGCGACGGCCTGCGGCTTGGCCCACATCTCGTCCCACAGCTCCAGCTCACGGTCGGTCGGCAGCGACAGCGGCCACTCGGGCGCGGGCTCGCCGCGGCCCTCGGCCGGCAGCGTCCGCCACCCGCCCTTCTCCATCGACGCCGCGGACTTCAACGACCTCGGGTCCGGGGGCGGCCCGGACACCGCGCGAGCTCCACCACGGGGCATGACGATCACTCCTTCACGCGCTGCATTGCGCAGCACTCGGCCGTCACGTTGCGTGACGGCGGGGCACCCTTTGAACCCGGCGCCACCCCGAGCGCCCTCCCCCGCGTCTCTCCACCCCCTGGCCGGTGGGGGTACCCCCCTGGGTGGCGGTCGCGGAGCGTGACGGTCAGCGGCCCCAGGTCTCGTAGGCGGTCTTGCGGCTGTGATGACGCTTGCTCATCGCCTGCCAGTTGGTGGGGTCGTAGCCTCGCGGGCCGAGCGGTCCGAGGCCGTCGATGTGGTCGACCTCGCTGGCTCGGTCACGCTGCAACGGAGGCACCGCTGAGCACTGGTCGCACTCGCAGTAGGGATGGTCTTCAAGGTAGCGCGCGCTGGCCCGAGCCCATTGCCGGCCGCGTCCTGCGTTGCGGTGTGCTGGCCTGTCCTTGGTGGCCTGGGCCTGGCATGGGGGGCATCTGCCGGCGGGGGTGAGGGTTGGGCACCCGGGGGTGGGGCAGACCTGCATGGCCTTGCGATGCCGGGGCATGGTTGGCGAGTCAGGCGTCGTGGGCTTTGAGGGCCGGGTAGTCGGCGTGCCCCATCAGTACGGGTTCGGCGAGTGGGCTGCCGAGTCCGTGTTCCTTGTACGCCTTGAGGGCTTCTTCCCTGGGCACGAAGCCGGTGACGGTGCCGCAGGGGCAGACGACGCAGGCGCGGCCCGTTCCCTCGAACTGGCGCCATCCGTCGGGGCTGGCCTTTGCCTCTCGTAGCTCGGTTGCGTACTGGGCCGAGTGCTGCATGGGCTCCTCCAGGCGTGCGCGAGCCCGGCCTGCGTAGTGCGGGCCGGGCTCAGGGCGGGGTGGTGTCAGGGGCAGGTTGCGTCGCGCGCGCGGTCGAAGGTGTACACGCCTTCTGAGAGCAGCCCAAGCGCATAGGCGCCCTTTGCGTCCGCGGCCATGCGACCGGAGGCAAGAGTCCGCCCTTGGTTAGGCCCCTCAGCACCACATCTGATGAAGATCATGTAGCCGCCCTCGCCAGCATTGTCGGCAAGGACTTGGTCGAAGACCTCGTCCAGCCGTCTGCTGACGTCAACGGTGACTTCGATGTTCACGTAGTCACCTAGGTCGGTTCGCCCGGAAAACGTATATGGGGGTGGAGGCTCCTCGGAAGTGCTGCTGCAACCAACCAGCACCAGAAGGCCAATGACCGCTGATGCGACGCTTCGGGGGCGCACGTCAGAAGTCGGGGCAGAGGTGCTTGCGCACGACCTTGAGGATCTTCTCTGCGGTTTCCGGGCCGTGCCCTTCCGGGTGGGTGGGGCTGCTGAATCGCTGGTTCGTCAGGTCGATCAGCTTGGCCTGGTCGTTCGGGGAGCTCTTCACGGAGCTGCAGGTGTTCAGTCCGCGGTCTACGGCCTTCTCGGTCTTGCCGTGGACGATGTCCGTGTTGATGGCGTCGAGGGCTTTGATGTAGGCGGCGGTGGTGGCGGCGCTGGGCTTGGGCGGTAGGCCGGCGGCTTCGCGGGCGGCTTCGCGGTCTGCGGCAGACAAGGTGGGTGCATCGCTGGGCTTGGTGGCGGCGGCCTTGTCGTCGTCTCCGTCGCATGCGGTGAGCGTGGTGAGCATGGCAGAGGCGATGAGCGCGACGGCGGTGGTGCGGGTGTTCATGGTCCCCCCTGGGACGTGCGTGGTGAGGGGGCCACGATGCCAGATGTGGAGACGGGGTGAAGGCTGAGTCATCGTCTCGTGACATCAGAAAGGCCCCGTCCGTGTGGCGGGGCCTGCGCTATCCGGGCATGCGTGTGGTGCCCAAATCGTGACGCTTGGCTGGAGCGGCAGATGGGGTCGATGCCTGGCACAATCCAGCGTCATGGATGAGGGGGATGCAGCCGTCTGGGCTGCAGGCATCGGGGCGGTCAGTGCGCTGGCCGGGGCTGCGATCGGGTACTTCGCGGGGCGCCTACAGGCGAAGGCCACCCTTGACGGCGTCAAAATTCAGCTGGCGGGCCAGAGAAACGAAGCCATCTGGCAGGCCAAGGTCGATGCGTATGCGGCTGTCGTGGCGGAGTTCAACCAGGTGCGCATGCTGGCAGCGAACTTCGTCGCCCTGCTCGACGCTGACCGGCGGGAGGGCCGACTCCTACGCGAGTTCGGATACGGCACCCCCGAGGAGGCGATGGGCACGCTAACGGAACAGGTGAAAGCCTGCGTCTTTCAGGAGAACGTGCTGAGACTGCGAGTTTCCGCGTCGGAAGCGGACGCGGTAACAAACGTCCGTACTGCCTTGTCGGAGCTTATGAGCGCCCTGGGGCCCTGGGCCGTGGCGAGAACTGGGGGCCCTGGAAACGCTTCCGCATTGAAGCGTGAGGTTGATCAGCGCATGGCCACGTTCAGGGACATGCTGGACTCTTTCGTGGCCGATGCGCAGAACAGGCTGGCGCATCCGCGTTCGGAGTGGCTGTACGGCGAAGACCCCGACCAAGGTGCTAGATCGGGGTCTTCGTAAGTCTGGTGCGCATGTCTGGGCATACGGATCCGAAGTCAGTGTGACACGGTCCCATTGATCATTCAAGCGGCTGTTTGACGGTGAGGATCTGCTCGATCTCGTCGAGGTCGACGATGGCGCGACCGTGGTAGTCGTGGCCGTGTCGGGTCAGCTTGCCGCGCTGGATCCACTTGCGCATGGTGGAGGGCTTGATGTTCGTGCCGAGCTGGGCTGCGGCGGTGTCAACGAGTCTGCTCACGATTCCAGAATGCCAGCAGCGGACGGCAGCGTCGGCAGGTCCGCAGGCGGCGGCCCGTTGCGGTCGAGGACTTCCTCAATGTGCGCTTGGAGCTCGCGCCCGGCGTAGAACCACTCGCGCTGGCCCGGGACACGGAGGGACCGGAAGAGCCGGTGCAGGTCTGCTTCCTTGGCGTGGCTGCCTCGTTCCACTGCGAGGACTTCCTCGGGGAGGAGGGCTGACATTCGCCGGTACAGGTCAACGGTGGTCCCGATCTTCACCATGGCCCCGCGACGGATGTAGTAGACGACGCCGTCGGAGTGCTCGCGTGCTGACGCCCTGCGGGGGCGTTGGGGCTCCTGAGTCCTGATGCGTTCATAGCGGGCGCGGCCGAGCCGGACGGCCATGCGGACGGTGTCGTCGTCGGGGTCGGACAGGTTCCTCAGCTCGCCACCGATGCGCCCGAGTTCGAGGAGGATCTCGGTGAGGGCGGGATCGTTCGGATCGATCTGGCAACCCGCTGCGGAAAGGCGTTCGGCCAGGGGTTCCGCCTGAGTGTCGGAGCCCCAGATGTGGACCCGACTATCCTCGTACATGTCGATCTCCTTGAAGGTCGGCCACGCCCCGGGGCTGTTACCGCAGCCGCCGGGGTTTCATGGGCTCATCGTCCAATGTAGGTCTGACAGTTGGATGCCGTCCGCTCGCGGATGGTGGCGGGTTGGACGCCGGCGGAGAGTGCGGCGAGCCGGGTAGCGACGGTGCCGATGGGCGGCAGGTGGTACTCCATGGCCCCAGTGTGGCGGGTGAGCCTGCCGGTGTCTCGGTTCTGCATCAGGACTGGATACCTATCAGCGACGCCCGGGCTGTACCGGTTCGATGAGGCCATGGAACCGATATCTACCGCTTTCACGAGCGCAGCCGGGCGCGCTGCGGGAACGCTTGCAACGAAGGCGTTCCAGCGTGGAGGGCGTGTCCGCCTGGGCGGTCGCGAGGAGCGCCGATTCGTCTACGCACACTTCCAGGTGTGCGCCATCCGCATGTACGACCAGCGACAGGAGTTGGTGTTAAGTCATAGCTGGATGGACGGGTTGGCCTTTTTCTACTTCGCCATCAAACGGGCGCGGCGGGCGAATGAGTTTCTGCGGGATCTCCAGGTGGCAACCGCCGAACTCTCGTTGGTGGGGAACGAGGGGCCAGTAGCGGCGGGCGCCCGGCTGTACAACGCGTCGCTGGCCCCAGACCCGTTCCTAGGTGTCAAACACTCGAAAAATGTGGCAGCAGCGCGAGAGTTCAACACGGCTCTGGTCATCTTTGTTCAGGCGTGCAAGGAGGATCTTTGGTATCTCCCCCAGTGGTGGCAGGTGTGGCGACCAGCATGGTGGGGCGTTCGGTGGCGTTCTTATCGGTCACGTGGCGTGGAGAAGAAGCGGATCAAGGAAGAGAGGAAGGCTAGGGTGGCCATGACGAAGACTGCGGGACGGTGATGCCTCGGCGCGCCGAGGATTATTGGAGGAGCGTCCTGTCAGACCGGGGCCGGATGAACTAACCGGTAAAAGACCGGCCCTAGGAAAGGCTCACATGCCCAGCGACTTCGACCCGACCACGTTCTGCCCTCGCTGCCACGGCCCGATCGCTGCACCTGGCCATCGCACCACTGGCGAGGAGTCGGCGCCTGTTCGCCACATCGGCGTCCCCGGCGAGCCGGCCGACTGCCCCGAGTAGACCTAGATCCAGCCGTGAAGCCCCCGTCGCTATTAAGGGCTTCGCGGTTCGTGTATATGCACCAAATCGCACGCCGTCGCCCTGCGCGGGCATGGGCCCGGGGGCCGGTACGCAGATTGTGCGGACCAGGTCCGCGGTACACCCAGCGCGCGGACCAGCCCCGGTCGTCGTGGTGACGGCCGGGGCTCGGTGTAGCTACACCTCCAGGAACTGGAGGACCTTACAGACCTTCGGGTTGAGGGTCAGTGGCTGTGGGCGGGGTAGTGGCCGCCGCACTTCGCGCAGTATGGGAGGGGCGGGAAGTCGAGTGCCATGATCGTGGTCCTGTCTCGTGGTTGGGGATGGGCTCGGGGCGGCCGGTCGCCTGGCAGTGAGTCGGCCGCCCCTAGCGTTGCTGCGCAGCAGTGGTTAGGCGGCTACGGGGGACTCTTCGGCGGGTGACGGGCCGCTCTCCGACCGCTCTTCGGGGGTAGAGCAGGTGGTCTCACCTGCGTCTTTCTCCGTGGAGAGGGGGTGCTCTTCCCGAGAGGGGAGGGGAGCGGTCAGGTCGGCGAGGCGGACCCCGGAGAGGCCCTTGTCGTCGCCGATGGTGAAGGTGCGGGTGATGGTGATGTCGAGGGCCTTCAGGGCGCCGCGGAGGGCGGCGTCGTCGTACCCCTCCATGCCGGGCAGGGACCGCATCCGGGGGTAGAGCTCGTAGAGGTGCACACCGATGCGGTCGCCGATGACGTCGGTGAGCCACTGGACGATCGCGTCGCGGGGCGTCTCGGGTGCGGCTGGCGCGGGTGCGGCTACCTGCTTGCGGGGCGGGGCGAACATGTAGGCGGCGACGACCCAGCCGAGCGCGGCTGCGGCGGTGGCGTAGGTGGTGTAGTCGGTGGAGGCGACGACGTAGGCACCGCCGAGGAGCATCCCGACTCGCTTGACCGGGGCCCGCTTGTCGAGGACCTGCTTGGGCTTCTCGTCCGACGCTTCGCCCTTCGGCTTCTCGGCCGGCGTATCGCCCTTGGGCTTGCCCTTGCCGTCCTTGGGCTTGTCGCCGTCCTTGGCGGGGGGCTCGGCGGGTGCGTCCCGGTACTTCGGGGAGGTGACCCAGTCGGTGATCCGGTCGTAGAGGATCACCGACCCGTCGCCGAGGGGCTGGATCAGGGGCTTCAGGGGGAGCTTCATCGGCCGGTCCCGACGGTGGTGACGCTGTTGCCGACCTGGTCGCCGATGTCCTGCACGCTGCCGAAGATGTCGGCGATGATGCCGCCCGCGCTGCCGGCGAGGAGGATGCAGGCGATGGCGGTGATGACGATGGCCTTGCGCTCGGGCTCCTTGTAGACGTTGTTCTTCCACTTCACGGCGATGACGGTGCACATGATGAGGCCGATGAGGAGGGCGCCGAGGGCGCCGCCGTTGACGTCGAGGGCGGGCACCTGTTCGTGGGTGGCGGCCATGGTGTGGCGTGAGGCGGTGTCGATGGCTGCGGCCAGGTTGGTACGCATGGTGGGCCTTTCAGTAGCCGAGGAGCTTGGTGATGGTGGTGGCGGACGCGGCGTAGATCGCCCAGGTGGCGAGCCGGTCACTGCGGAAGAGCGCGGCGGGGAGGCGCAGGAGGACGTATGCGACCAGGCCCCATCCGAAGGCGTAGGCGATCACCGGTTGCCTCCGACGACCTCGCGGCGGAGGTCGGTGGCGTCGCGGCGGGAGAGCCCGTATTCGTCGCGGAGGCGGTCGATGGTCACCGGTCGGTTGGTCTCGGTGACCACCTGCCGGTTCAGCGCGCGGGCCTGTCTGCGCAGTTCAGCGGGGGTGATGGTGACCGGGACGGTGACCACCTGGCGGGGCTCTGCGGCGGGCAGGGCGGTGGTCAGTTCGGTGGAGCGCCGCTGGTCACCGGGCAGGCTGAGTGCCGACCAGTCGAGCATCTTGAACGTGGTCTCGACGGAGGGGCGGGTGACCACCGGTTCGGGCTCCAGGTCGAGGCGTTCGATGGTCACCTCGTCGGTCACGTCGCCGGGCACGAGCGGCAGGAAGCGGGCTCCGGCGGGTACCGCCTCGGGCACCGGGCGGGGGGCGTCCGGTGCCTCGGGGGCGGTGGTCATCTCGATGGCTACGAGGGGCAGCAGGCGAACGCCGATCGGCACCACGCCGGGCATCGGGCGGGCGGCGACCAGACGCGGTGCCGGGGCCCGGTCCTCGTGTCCGGCGAGTGCTTCGTGGACCTGCCGCATGAGGGCGCCGAACGCGAGGAGCGCGGCAACCGGCGGGACTGCGGCAACGATGTACTCCATCGCCGACGCCCCTGCCCCGACGCCGGCCACGTTCAGAGCGATCGAGCCCAGTGAGCCGGACGCGGCGAGACCGATCGCCCACGCGTCGACTCGGTGCTGGAGCGAGGCGCGGAGGATCAGGAGTTCACCGGCGACGATGAACAGGTCCACGGTGGCGGGCCAGGCCCAGGCGCGCTCGCCGTCAAGGCCGTTGAGGCCGGCGACGTCGTGCAGGTGCTCGTAGGACAGCCAGAATGCTGCGGCGGTGAGGAGCACGGTGACGGTGGCGGCGCCAGCGGCCAGTCCGCGCGAGGGTGCGGATCTGTTCACTGGTCCTCACCGGCCCGGATCGCTTCGGCCTGGCCGGCCGTCTGGTCGATGAGGTCGGCCAGCTCCCGGAACGCCGACGCGAACCGGCGGGCATCCGCCGGGCCGACGTGGAACTCCTCGGTGTCCGTCACCACGGCCACCAGCACCTGCGTCCTGGTCGAGGCGTAGGGCTGCTGGACGATCTGGACCGGGCCGACGCCTACCTCCCCGAAAGCGGTGGGGGCGGTCAGTGCCCACTGGGGCCCGCTCCTGTGGACGATCTCCGCCTTCGCCGGGGGAACCCGGTAGCCGTGCTGCACCGTGCACCAGGCCGGGCACACGAGGCGGATGTCGCCCGCGTCGAGGGTGGTCACGGTCGTCGTCCCGTCCGCGTTGCGGTGCGGCTGAGGGTTCACGATGGGGCGGTCCTCGCTCATCGGCCGGCCTCCTTATCGAGGGCGGCGACCAGGGCGCGGAGGCGCAGCTCCAGGGTGACGGCGGCCTTGAGCATTTCGGTGTGGTCGTGGATGTTCGCGGTGGCCTTGTCGGCGAGGGCCTTCCGCGCGAGACGGAGTGCTGCGTCGAGGGGCGGGACGTAGGCGTCGCCGTCCTTCTCCGGGTCGTACAGCGGGGTGCCCAGTGCGCTGGTGTCGACGCTCATGCGGCGCTCACCCCCTTCGCGATGAGGCGGAGGAGGGCCGCGTACTCGCCGCGGGTCTGGCCGGGGCGCACGGCGGGGGCGGCGGCGAGCAGGTCCTGTTCGGCGTCGAACGCCTTCTCGGTGGGGCCGTGCATCTGCTCGGCGAGGATGAGGGCCCGGGCGAGGCGGATCTCGTCGCGCATCTCGGCGGTGGGGCGCTGGGCGTCGAGGAGGTCGGCGAGGCGCCCGAGGAGGGTGATGGTGTCGTCGCTGAGGACGAGGGGCGTCGTCATCGGGCGCCGCCGCAGGTGCAGTCCTCGAAGGTGCGCCGGCACTTGGGGCAGCGGCTGTTGATGGTGCCGGTGACGCCGGCCTCGGTGGCGCGCACGGTGATGGTGCGGCCGCCGTGGTGGCGGACGGTACCGACGGCGACGAGCCGTCGGGGGGATACCTGAATGCCCTTTGCGGGCACCATGGGAATATGGGTAGTGGCCATGACGAGGTCCGTTCTCGTTCGTGGGCAAGTGCCGGTGCGTGTCAGCGCCCCGGTGCGTTGGGAGTCGGTCGTCGCGCGCGCCCCTCTGGTGTTCGAGCACCAGGGGGAGCTGTCGGCCGGCTCCCGTTTTGCGTTATGCGGTTGTGTTGCGGCCCGGCGTGGTAAGCCCGTGCTTCTTGATCGCTTGGTCCACTGTGGTCCACGGCTTGTCGAGAGCCTTGGCGACCTTGTAGACCGAGCCCAGCTCGGCGACCCCTTCGGCGAAGGCGGTCGCCCGTCGTTCGGCTGCTTCGGATACCTGGAGTCGGAGCTGTTCGAGCAGCTCGTCTTCCTGTTGAACCCTCTGCCGCCAGGGCTTCGTGTTCATGTCGTCGACAATATCACGCAGGTGCGTGATAGTCGATGGCTCAGGCCACATCGCGCGCCGCTTGGTCCTCGGCCATCCACGTCTTCAACTGGCCCCAGACGTAGGGCGGGTAGGCGGTGCCGCACCACTCGCAGCGCACCGCCTTCTCGCCCGGGGCGAGGCGGAGCACGGCCCCGCACAGCGTCCCCGACGGGTCGAGCGCCGGGCAGTTCCCGATGCGCCGGCCGCGGTCGGCCGCCGGTTCCGGGGCGATGATCGAGCGCACGCCTTTCTCCAGGTCGCGGATCTCCGAGGCGAAGGTGCCGGCCTGCGGCCACGTCGTCGCGATCCACGGCATGTTGGCGTGCAGCCCGTGCACCGCAGACTTCAGCCTGGCCTCGACCGACCCCGCCGGAACCAGCGGTTGCCAACCACGGTCCGCGCGCAGGGCCGCCAGCCAGTCCTCGACGACGCCGACCATGCCGCCGGGGCCGCGCAGGTCGAGGATCTCCTCGCGGACCGGGAGCGGGGCCGGACCGCCCTTCCCGCCGCGGCCCTGGGCCACGGCCGTGGACGGGGCGAGGAAGGGCAGCAGCCCGGCGTACAGGTCGGGCAGGCACTCCAGGCGCACCGTGGTCGCCCTGGTGCAGCCGACACAGAGGTAGCTGCCGGTCTCGTCGGGCTGCTCGCACAGCTGGCAGGTGTTCACTGGGCCTCCCATTCGGCTGGCCGGGCTGAAGGATCGAGTGCGGTGCGCAGCCGGTCACCGATGGCGCGGCGGATGCTGTCGGCCTCCATGTCGACGCCGAGGGACGAGTGCCGGGTCAGCCAGTCGGCGAGGCTCTGGCACCGGGCAACGATGCCCCGGAGCCGCTCTACCTCGCGGGCAACCGTTGCCTGCTGAGCAACGACTGAGGCGCCCGAAGGAACGCTGTCAGTTGCGCCACCCTCGGGAGGTGCCGCAACCGTGGGCTGCTGCCCCAAGGTTGTGGGCTGTAGCCCCACAACTGCGTGACCAGGCGTCATTCCGCCGTTTGCTGCGGACAGGCTGTCCGCAGCAGTCGTAGCGATATCGCTACGACTGCCGTTTGTGACTCCGCCGCTCGGAGTCGCAACCGTGGTCTGCTGCACCACGATTGTGGGCGTATCCCCACGGCTGACCGGGCCCGCGTGGTCTGCTGCACCACGCAGGTGCCGGTCGAGGGCGTCGCGCAGCTGGACCAGGCGGTCCGGGGTGAGGCCGATCTCAACCGACCACGGCTGGGTGTCCAGGTAGGTGATCTCCGGCAGGTACATCACCACGTCGCCGTCATCGGTGCGGGCCGCGAACTGGACGTCCTCCGGGTCGTAGTCGTCGGAGGCGTCGACCACTTCCCGGCGCCGGGAAAGACCCTGGTCAACGCCGTTCGCGGACCTGGTCCGCACAATCTGCGTACCAGCTTCCTCGGGGTCGTACTGGTCAGAGGGCTGGGCCAGTGTCTTACTGGCCCAGGCGTCGTCGGCCTGCCGAACGATCTGCCCGGCCAGGCCACCAGCCAGCCGATACACCTCTCCTTCTCCGCTCACGCCTGCCTCCTTCCACGGCTCATCCGGTCCAGCTGGAACACGGCCAGGACGTGGTCGCCGCTCGCCTTCTTCAGCGCCGCGCCGGCTTCGGCCCGGCTGGCGGCCGCGGCTCGGCGTCTTCCCCTGCCGGTCCACAGGAAGTGGACGGTGGCTGTGAGGACGGCCCCGATGTAGGCCCCGTACAGCAGCCACGGCATCACGTTCGACATGGCGTCTCCTCGTCTCAGAAGGGGGGCTCGTCGGAGTAGCCCGGCGCGGCCTGTGCCGTGGCCGGGGCGGTGGGCTGCTGCCCGCCCCAGCCGCCGCCCTGCTGCGGGGGCGGCTGCTGCCCGGCGGGCTTGGCCCCGGCCCACGGGTCTGCGGCCTGGCCGCCGCCGTGCTGGCCGCCGGCGGCGGGGTTCTTCGTCACCGCGGCCGAGGCGCGGAGCAGCGACGGGCCGACCTCTTCGGCGTCGATCTCGTACACGGTGCGCTTCACGCCCTCGCGGTCCTCATACGAGCGCTGCTTGAGGCGGCCCTGCACGATGACGCGCATCCCACGCTTCAGGGTCTCGGCGGCGTTCTCGGCCTGCTGCCGCCACACCGAGCAGGTCAGAAACAGGCCCTCCCCGTCCTCCCACTCGTTGGTCGTCTTGTTGAACACGCGGGGGGTGGACGCCACCCGGAACTTCGCGACTGCGGCACCGGCCGGAGTGAAGCGCAGCTCGGGGTCATCGACGAGATTGCCGACGACCGTGATGGTGGTCTCGCCTGCCATGGGGATCTCCTTCGGGGCGAGGTGTCGGGAATCCGACACCTGGGATGCTGGGACTTTTCCCGATCGGGAAAAGTCGCTCAGGCCGGGGCTTACGAAATCCCCTAAGCCGACTGACCTGCGGTTTCAGATGAGACTGTCGGACTGACCGTCTGATGCGGCCTGCTGCTGGGCTGCGTTGCTCTCTCGGCTACGCAGGTAGCGGAGCTTGTTGGTGTGGCGGGCTGCGAGGCCACGCCGGCGGGCGGCGGCCAGCTCTTCGCGCCGTCGCTTCGCCGCCTGGATGCGGACACGGGCGGCCTCGACCTTCGCCGCCACCACGTCGTCGACGTTCACGGCCGGTCCTCTTCCGGCTGGAACAGCAGCTGGAAGTTGCCGGGTTCGGTGGCGTCGCCGATGATGCCGTCGCGGTCGGAGGTGATCGGGTCGCAGGTGCCGTCGGATCGCACGATCCAGGCGAGGACGGGCCAGGTGATCTCCTTGCCCTCGTCGTCGGTGTAGGACGCGCGCCAGGTGCCGCCCGGCAGGGCGGCGACGACGGGGGCGTCGGCGAGGGCAAGGCCGGCGAAGTTGGTCCAGCTGTCGGCGTCTCGCAGGCGCCCGGTTTCCAAGTCGGCTACTTGGGCTGTGCCGTTGGAGTCCCAGGCGATCACGGGCCTGGTCGTGAAGTAGGTGCCCTCAGGGCCCATCTGGCTGTAGCGGGCTTCGTAGGGGGTGGCGGAAGGGGGCACGGGTTTCCTCCATTAATTCCATGCGATGGGGACGTTCAAGGTGGGAGGTATGGGGCTGGACTGAGTGACGAAACCCAGCCCCATTGATTACGCAGAGTAATAATTAGTTAAAAATAGGCTTACGGGGAGTTCTGGAGGTAAAGCGGGGGTCCACTACGCCGCACCCCTGGGCATGGAATTAATGGAGATAACCCTGCTCCCCTTGCTCGTTACGTCCGGATGCGTCACGAAGCGCGGCTTAGGCGTAGCCCCCCGTTGCCCCTCCTTCCGCTCGGGTGGGCTGATCTGCCGAACCCACCCCGACCGCACCAGCAGGTCCAGAGCGTCGTTGACGTCGGCCATCTCCGTGCACCACGCCTGACCCCGAACGCCCTTCTCAACATCGCCCGCCGAGAACCGGCCCTCGATGTCCTTCCGGCGCAGCCAGTCCAGGACGGCCCGGGCGGGGCCCAGCTTCGACTGCCGCTCGGCGGACATCAGGTCGGCGACGAGACGGGCGTGAGAGATCAGGTACGGGACCAGCGACACGACGTCGTCCATCACGTCCCCCGGCACGACCAGCGCTTCGGGGTTGTCGAACAGCGTGAGCACTGCCGCGATCCGCAGGACCTGGCCGGGCAGTTTCTTGGCCCACCCCTCGATCGAGGACAGGTCACCGTGCGCCTTGTGTCGAGGCTCCAGGGCCTCCCAGAACGCGCGGAAGGACTCCTTGGCCTTGGCGTCGAGCTGCATTTCCAGCGGATCGTCGCTGTCCCAGATCGTCCTCATCATCGCCTTGACCTGGGCAGCCCACTGCTGGCTGATCTCGGGCGGGATGGGGTCGGTGTCGTAGACGCGGTCCCCGACCCGGCTGGCGGGCATGGAGAAGATGAACCGGGCCATGAGGCCGCGGGCCTGGAACACGTCGCCGGTCTCGCCCATACCGGTGAGGAACCCGGGCTGCACGGCCAGGCCCAGCGACAGGTTGGGGCGTTCGAGGAGGAGCGGCTGCCCGCTCTTCCGGTTGACGGCGTGGGGTTCGTGGCTCCACGCCTTGAGGACGATCTCGGGGTTGGCGTTCTTGCTGTACCGGCCGCCGACGTTGCCGAGGAAGCTGCTCTCGGTGGAGAGGATGGCTAGCCGCTCGCCCTGCTGGGCGATGAGGTCGGCTGCCGCCTCGGGGGTGGTGTCGTCGGCGATCAGCTGTGTGAACGTCTTCGGTTCGCCGAGCGCTTCGAGCTCGTCGCGCGCTGCGGAGAGGAGATCCCGTGCGCTCTTCCGCTTTGTCGGGTCGCTCGCCTTGATGACCTTCGACTCGGCGTCGGACACGCAGGCCTCGGCAATCCGCCGGTCTTGCTGGTCGCGGGCGACGGCCGAGGTGTCCTCGGTGCGCCGCCGTTTCTGCTCCTCGAAGATTGGCTTGGCCATGAGGCCGAGGGCCGGCGACTTCATCTCGCCGGGTGCGGCCACGGGCATGGTGTACAGGGTGACGGGCTCGGACCAGTCCGGCTTCGGGCTGACGGACCGGCGGCCTCCAATCGCGGTGGATGCGACGGCCATGCCGAGCCATGCGGGCAGGTCGACGGGGACCTGGAGGCTGTCGGACACTGCCTGCGCCATAGCGCCGATGCCCCGCAGCCGGCCCGGGTCGAGCGGCGGCGCGGGCGGCGGGTCCAGCGGGACGGGCTCTTCCCAGTCGAGTAGGTCCTCGGGGTGAACGCCCCGGTCCCACGCCTCGGGTTCGACGTTCGACTTCCAGCGGGGTGCGGTCGTCACGCGCCCACCGCCGGGTCGCCGGGGTACGGGATGGGGGCCCACACCTGGTCGAAGTCCGTGTCGTGGTGCCCGGCCGCGAAGTGGTCGAAGGCGTCCTTTCCGGTGCGCGCCTGGACGACGTACACAGAGCGGGCCAGGCCGCGAAGGGTCTCCACAACATGGAGGGCGTGCTTCTGCCCAGGCTCGTCGCGGTCAGCGACGATGGTGACGTCGGCCCCTTCGAGGAACTGGGCGTGCTCGGGGGTCCAGCGTCCGGCGCCGGCGGCGTTGCATGTGGCGGCCAGGCCGTGGTCGATGAGGGCGTGGACGTCCTTCTCGCCCTCGGCGATCCAGATGACCCGGTCGTTCTCCTTTGCGACCAGGAGTTCCGGCAGGAGGTAGGGGACGAGGGGAACGAGGCGGTTGCCGTCCTCGTCGTTCAGGGACCAGCGGCGCCCGGACTTGGTGGTGTCGTCGGGCCGCCACTGGGCGAAGCACTTGTGGTCGCACCGGGTGACGCCGTGGATTACGGCGCGGTTCTGGTCGCGGTAGACGTACTGGGCGACGCGCTTGTGCCCGGGGCCGCCCTTGTCCTTGCCGCGGTCCCGGCAGGGGATCCACGTGTCGTCGGCGGGCCGCTGTTGGCGGCGCTCTTCCTGCGGGAGCGGCTCGTCGTAGCAGTCGGCTTCGGTCCAGCCGATCGCGGCGAGGAAGTCGGCGTTGCCCTCGCAGACGTGGCACCAGATGACCACGTTGTTGTTGTTGCCCCGGCGGATGGCGACGCTGTCGTTGGCGGTGCCGTTGTGGCAGATGCCCCGGGTGCGGATGGCTCCGCCCCGGTACCGGGTGGGTTCGCCCATGCTGCCGAGGAGGTCGGCGAGCCTGTTGAAGGCGATGGTGTCGTTCACGAACGTGCTCTCTTCTGCGAGCTGGGTTGGGGTGCAGGGTGGGCCGGGCCGTGGGAGGCGGTCCGGCCGGCTGGTCACCCGGTGGCGCGCAGCTGCTGGCCGAGCTCGTCGGCGATGTTGGTGATGGCGTTGTGCCAGCGGCGGACGGCGGCCCGTCGGCAGACCTCGCTGGGCTGGGCTTCGAGGTCGGCGCGGATGGCGCCGAGCGTGACGTGGAAGCGGGCCTGTTCGGCGACGAGCGCCAGATGCTGGGCGCCCTGCTCGTCGGTCTCTGCCTGGTCGAGGTCGACGAGGTTGCTGACCGGCCACTGGCCGGGGCGGCGCTCGCTCATGGCGTCTTCTCCTTGTGGTCGGCGAGGTGATGGGCGGCCTGGTCGAGCTGGTCGGCGAGGTCGCGGAGTTGCTGGGCGAAGTCGCGGACCTGGCCCGCCTCGGTCATGTGGCGGCGCAGGTTGATCGAGTGGTGCTCGTAGCCGAAGGCGACGATGTAGGGCTGATGGCCGGTGATGGCGACGTGTTCGACGGCGAGGGCGGCGCCGTCGTCGAAGGTGAGCTCGCCGAGTTCGGCGGAGCAGGTGTCGTCGTAGTGCCACTGGCCGTCGCAGCCGGGGATGAGGCAGGCCCCGGCCGGGCGGCCCAGGACTTCCTGGGCCGCCGCGGTGGTGTGCGTCTCGGTCACAGGACGTCCACCCCGCCCTTCACGACGTCGGTGACGACGGTCAGGACATCGGGGAACTGGTCGAGGGGCAGCCCGTCCAGGTGGGCGAGCAGCATCCGGGCGGTGCAGTCCCGTTCGACGTCGGTACGGCCCGCGGGCATGCAGAGCAGGACGCGGCCGCTCTTCTTCTGGACGAGCCAGCCGAAGAACCGGTAGTCGTCGATCGAGGTGATCTCGACGATCTCGGCGTCGTGCTCGGCGAGGAGCTGTGGCAGCGGTGCGCCGATGAGGCGCTCGACGCTGGTGGCCGGAAGTGCCTGGCCGGGCGTCGGCTGTGCGTTGTCGGCGGTGTCTGAGATACTCATGGTGGATCGGCCCTCTCTGCTCTTCACGGGGTCTGGTTGGTCGGTTCGCTCGAAGCCGCTGCGGTTGCCCCCGCGGTGGCTTCGCTGTTTCCGGGCAGGAGCCCGAGGAATCGGTGGAGGTCAACGGTCCGCACGTAGCGGCGTCGACCGAGGCGGATGACCTCGAAGGGCAGCCGACCTTCCTTCGCCAGCTGGTACGTCGTGGATTCCGCCTGCTGTAGGGCCTGGCCGACGGTCGGCCACAGGGGCACGAGCGCGGGCAGGTCGAGGATCTCGGCGACCGAGAGGCTGGCAGTCATGCGGCCTCCTCGGGCATGACGTCCGCGATCTGGCAGCCGAGCGCGTCCGTGATCTTCTTCAGGGTTTCCGGCCGTGGTTGCCGTTTGCCTGTCTCGATCCGGCTGAGCGCGGGGCCGCTGATCCCGGCCAGTGCGGCAAAGCGGTTGACGCCATGCCCCAGCTCGACCCGCTTACGGCGGATCAGAAGTCCGTTCGTCTTCATGCCGAGACAGTACGCCGAATCTGGCTTCAATGCCAAGCATTGACACCAGATTACTTGGCATCGTCCCCAAGTTTGGCGCCACCAACGGGGTGACGTGACCACACGATTCGGTTACGTAGCCACTTGCGTGTGGACACGTCGCCGCCCGCCTGCCACAGTCTTAGGCTGTAGCTGTTGCCATTCATTGACAGGAGTAGTTGTGACCGAGGTGCGAGATCCGCAGGCTTGGAGTCGCCTGGGCCAAAAGATCCGCGAGGCCCGAGAGGCGCAGGGGTACAGCCGCAAGCGGCTTTCCGAACTAGCCGGAGTCTCAGAGAAGAGCATCCAGGTGGCCGAGGAAGGCCGGACTCCCCGAGCTCGCTGGCCTCAGTCTCTGACCCTGATCGAGGACGGGCTCGGGTGGGCACGGGGAAGCATGCAGCACGTCCTTGATGGGGGCGAACCCTCCATCGCGCCTATTGCCGACCTCCCCCTCTTCGAAGTTGCCGACGACGGCGAAGTGATCGGCGGGGCCGAACTCTCGGATCCGGTCGATCTACTGAAGAGGCGCCCCAGTACTTACACGCGGTCGGTGATCCTTGCCCAGTTGCCACGCCAGGTCAGGGCCGGCATCGGCGACGTCTTCCGATTCGGGCGTCGAGCCCATGACTACGGCGCCTCTATGGATCTTGTGGAGGAGTACGAGAGAGTCGTCGAGGCTCTGATCTTGGACCTGGCCGCAAACGGTCGCGGATACGAACCCGCGTTCGAGTCTGGTCAGCTGTCGGACTGGGAGCGGGCGCAGAAGATGGATCCGCTCCTCCGAAAGATCAAGTCGGAGAGGGAAACCGCAGCTGAGCGGCGGCGACGGGCCATGCTCATCGACATGCTGCAGTCAGCCGACAGGGAGGACGTCACCGACAGGGACAACGTCGTAGTGGGTGGAATCGATTCTGTGACTGTGCTTGCCGAGTTGCGCAAGCTGGCGGCCGAAGTAGCCGACCTCTCGCAAGAGGTTCGACAAGGGCGCGGCACGAAGGATGATGAGGGCAACGATTAGGGCGAAGTGTCAGGAGCTACCCCATGAAGGGTTCGACGTACCGCCGTTGCTACTGCCGGGACGCTGACGGCAAGGCGCTGGGCAAGGCATGCCCGCAGCTGTCGTCGCGCCGGCACGGGGTCTACGCGGTACGCCAGGAGCTGCCCGCCCGCGGCGACGGCACCCGCCGGTCGTTCTCCCGCTCCGGGTACGAGACCGCGAAGAAGGCGCAGGAGGACCTCGACCGCGTCCGCGCTCTCCTTGACCTCCCCGACGGCAACGACGCCGACGGCCAGGTCCGCATCGGGGACCTGCTGGAGAACGTCAGCAAGGACAAGAAGGCGCCGCTGCCCGACCTGGAGCAGACCCGGCGCCGCTTCCGTGCCGGGCAGTCCCTCACCAGCCGGCTCACCGTCGGGGACTGGCTCGACGAGTGGCTGGAGGCGAAGCGCCGGCGGAAGACGACCCTCACCGGGTACGCCTCCCACATCCGCGTCCATCTGCGCCCCCGTATCGGGCACCTTCAACTGGACCGGCTGAACGTCGGGCACCTGGTGGAGATGTTCGACGCGATCAACGACGCCAACGAGGTCATCGAGGCGGAGAACGAGGAGCGGCGCGAGCAGGAGCGGCGCGCGACATGGGGCAAGAGGTCCCGGCCGCCGGAGTCGGAGACCGCCCGCCTGGCCGCCGAGCGCGAGAAGCTCGCCGCCATGCCCCCGTACCGCCGGGTCACGGGGCCGGCGACTCAGCAGCGGATCCGGGCGACGCTTCGGTCCGCCCTGAACACGGCGATCTCGAACCAGATGCTGACGTTCAACCCGGCCTCGCACGTAGAGCTGGCCTCGGGCAAGCGGCCGAAGGCGCTGCTGTGGACGGCCGAGCACGTCGAGCGGTGGCGTGCCACGGGCGAGAAGCCGTCCGGGGTGATGGTGTGGACGCCGGAACAGGTGGGCCAGTTCCTCGACCATGCCGAGCAGGACCGGCTGTACGCCCTCTTCTGCCTCATCGCGTTCCGGGGGCTGCGCCGCGGCGAGGCGGTGGGCCAAGCATGGCCGGACATCGACTTGGTGAACGGCACCCTGCGCGTCTCGAAGACCATCATCCAGGACGGGTGGACGCCCGTGGAGAGCCTGCCGAAGACGGAGGACAGCCAGGCCGTCATCGCCCTGGGGCCTGCGATGGTGGAGACGCTGCGGGAGCACCGGGAGCGCCAGGCCCTGGAGCGGGCGGTGTGCGAGGAGAAGCGGCTGCCGTGGACGGACACCGGCAAGGTGTTCGTCCAGGAGGACGGGACGTGGCTGCACCCGGAGAAGGTCTCGGACGTGTTCCGCCGGCTGACGCGTGAGGCGGACCTGCCGCCGATCAACCTTCGTGATCTGCGGCACGTGGCGGCGACGCTCATTCATGCGGGCGGCGGCGACCTTCACGCGATCAAGGAGACGCTGCGGCACGGGACGATCCAGTTGGCGGGCGACACGTACACGAGCCTGCTGCCCCAGGTCGATCAGGAGGTGGCGAGGAAGGCCGAGTCGGTCGTGCCCCGTGCCCGCCGTTCGGGGCCTTCTGACACAGCCGCTCACGCACCGCTCACGCAGAGCCCCTGA